ACCCATTGTTCGCAGTAATTCTACCAACTAAAACACCATAGTCCGCACAACTTCTTGTGTAGATGTCAGTTTGTTGTATTTTAAGAGATAAAATTTCTAAGAACTCAAACTCTTGGTCTAATTGTATATTAATTGACTTATTAATACCAAGCTCGGTCTTAATTCTATATGAGTCACCCATGTAATGTCTTTAGTTTATAAATAGTTTATGTGTACTTTTTAAAGTATGGATACACACATTATAAATTATAAACCAAACCCTCAGAGAATAAACCTATTAAGAGAATGTAATAGATTGGAAGTTTTTAACGGAAACTTTAATATCCTTATTTGGATATCTAATTTGATAAACTTGTGATGGTTGAGCAAAAATTGTGTCGTCAACTGGTGCAATCTCTTTAGTTTCAGGGTCTGAATATACCATAGAAGTTTCTGCTGAAGAATATTGTCCACCAACATTGTTAAACACTTTAATTCCAGCAACTGTTAATACACCACTTTGATTTTGAACAATACTTTGTAATTCAGAAAGATAAACATTTTGTCCCAACTCTCTGATTTGTGGGTCAAAGTAACCTGATATTCTATCTACAACGTCTGCAATAATTTGTCCTGAGTTTTGTGCGGAGTCTAAAACAATTGAAACTTCAACACTTAGGTCAATAACCTCAGCGGTTAAAATAGATATGTAGTCGTTCATCATTCTATAGTTAGAAAGATATGTTGCAACATTTTGTCTTAAAGTATTTGATACAATGTTTGTTAATTTACCAGAGGTATCATATGACAACAGTTGAATAAGTATTTTGTTATTGTCTTCAGTGATTGATACTTTTGCAGGTGCCCCAAATTCCGCTGGCATATTTCTGACTATTGATTCATAATCTTGAACTGTTACCGCTCTTTTTTGTGCCGAGAAATTAAATGAAACATAGTTTCTTATTTCTTCTAAAGATGGTAGTCCCGCACCTCCAATAGCCGCAGTTACGTTATTACATCTTAATGAATTCACAACTGAAGAGTTTGTAAGTTCTGATGGACCATTAACAAAAAACGAAACTGTACCAATTTGGTTGATTACGTTTGTTCCTAAGTTAGTCCCTAATCCTCCTCCAACTCTATATTGAATAAACAAGGTTGAGTTTGGTATTAGTGCCGAACCTAAAGATAAGTTGTTTGAATATCTTTGTAGGTCTAATGTTGTACCTAATGTTGTAAATTGATTTAAAGCATCTTGAGCCGTGTTGGTTCCTCCACCAAAGGTCATTTTTTTGAATCCTTCAGGGGTGTATTCACTTATAAATCTATTAGATGTTTGAATATACTTACCAACTTTAATACCTGGTTGGTCTGATACTTTAGTTGGGTCTTCAATGAAAACTCTGTCTTCAGCTAAAGCGTCAACCTCATACCATTTATTTGAAGGGCTTAAAAATTCTGCCGTTGTTGGTACATTTGTATATTCGGTACCACTTTTTAATAATACACTAGTAATACCTAATACGTTTTTCTCAGGTAAGAATAACTCAAAGAATGGCTTAACGTCATTTGGAGTAATAACTCTTTTAAAAACTTTTGTAATACCATTAACAACCAATTCTCTTTTAGTAATTGTGTAGTTAATTAAAACATTATTAGCGTTAAAGTTTGGTATTTTTAACCTATTTGGAAAACCTTGAGCGTTGTATGGTGATGTAAAATCAACATCATATATATTTTCAAATATGATTCCAGCCCCTGAAACTTGAGACCCTCTTGCAAGAATTCCTAAGTATCTCTCATCTTCTTTATCCCCGAACGCAGGAACAGTTATTGAGAAATCAACTAAAGACACCGAAGGTCTTTGACCAGGAATTTTTAATCCATAGGTTCTAGCTATATTATAGATAGATGACCTTTGTTGTGCATATTGAAGAACAGTTTCCTGAATACTTCTATCAATATGATAATGTAGGTTATCTGCAACCGCAGCATTCAAATCAATAAACACGGAGAATACTGAGGCATCATTAAAGTCCTGAATTAATTCAGGATAGTATGTTTTACAATAATTGAGTAACTCAGTTCTTATTCCCTGATAATCTCTGGTTGTATATGAAATTTTACGATTTGCCATCTATATTAAATATTAATTATAACAAAATCACTTTGAGCAAAAGTTGTTCTGTTGTTAGAATAGTCTATTCTAATTTTAGCGGTATATTCTGATGTCCCTTTACCAGGAAGTCTATATATTGGTGATTCACTTGTTCCTACCGTGTTTTCTCCTAACATAGTGTCAACTTCTTCCATTGGGTCTGCTGGGGTAATTGTTATTTGATTCAATAATAAATTTGGCATATAAGCTTGAACGGCATCTCTTATGTCTGACTGAATGGCGTCAAAAGTTAATCCGTCAAAAGGTTCAAATAAAAACTCATACAATCTTGTTCCAAAATCAGGTAAAAAATATCTACTACCTTTTCTAGTTAATAAAAGATGTATTAAGTCCGCCTTGATTTCTTGAGACTCTAATTGAGTAAGTTCTAAGTAGTCACCCCTTCTAGAATCTCTAAAAGGGAAATTAAGACCATATGTAATTCCATCTGCCATATACCATAAATATACTTGGATTATTTTTTTACTAAAGAAGTATTACCTTTTTGATACTTTGGTTCATAAGGGCAATTTAAACATCCTTTACCACAACAAAAACCTCTATTAGTGTGGTATGATTCTGTAAAAACAATTAATCCTTTATCATTATAGTAAAAATCAGAAGGGAGAAGTTTTTTAGGCTTCTCCCTTCCGTTATTTTGTTCGTTCATATTATACGAATTTTACTTCACAAGCCCCTCCAGCACAAGCCACTTCACCACTCAAGTCTGTATCATCATCTAATTCAACAATTTTAGATAAATCAACATCATGTAATGTTTTCATAAGCTCTTCGTACTTTTCTTTAGTACAATCTTCAAACGGTGCTTGGATATAACTTCCTCCGTCGTATGGTAGAACTGATAATCCATTGTATGCATCTTTGTTTTCCCACATCCACTCACCAACCGCAGGCCATTCGTGTTCACGAACTGAAATGGTTGCAGATACATTGTGAGCATTTGAACCACTTCTGTGACCTGGTTTAATCCATTCTTGTTGAACTTTCTTCACTCTCTCCAATAATTGGATTGGTGATTCATTTCTTAAGATTGAACCTTCAGGTGATTTTTGTGGTATTCCAATAACCGCTGTGTCGTGTGGTCTGAAGTATTCATCTTCCACCAACTCAGGGTGATTTTCTTTTAAATGAGAATAGATTGCTTCGTTTTTACCAACTCTTACTCTTCTAATATAATAGTCGTTGTGCCATGCGTGGATACCACTTGATGTACCTAATGTTAAAGAAGTTGTTCCCGCAGGTTTAACTGTTGTTGTTCTTGCCGCTGGGTTAATACCAAGTAAGTCAGCAACTCTTTTGTTTTCGTCTTTTACAACTTTAGCAGCGGCTTTCATGTTTAATCCAAGAACCGCACCTGAACCAATACCTGTCATTGAAATTCCAATTAAAGCGTCTTTTTCAGTTGTTCTTTGCCATATAGGTCTTAAGTAGTGGAAATCAGTATATCCCGCCTGTAGTGTTCCGATGAACGTAGCCGCTCTAACTCTATCTTCATAATCTTCTTGAGATACAACGTTTGATACGTTAACCTCTGTAAGGTTACAGAATTGGAATGGTCTAAGAGCAATTTCACAACAAGGGTTTGTTCCCCAATCTTTATCGTTACTCAAGTAGATACCAGGTTCTCCTGCTCCACTTGCCTCAATTCTTTTCCACAAGTCCATAAAGTAATCTTTATCAATCTTGTGTCTCATCAATACTGCAGAGTTATTAGCTCTACCTCTTTGTGGATTTGTTTCCCACCATGCACCACTCTTACATCCAATCATCTCATCGTCTGTTGCTGAGAATAATGAAATAAGTGCCGCTCTTCTAATACCACCAGCAAGTACTGCATCAGCGATATGACAAACCATATCATGAACTTCAATAGCCTTTAACTTCTCACCATCTTGTTTTGAATCTAAAATTCCTTCAAGTTTGATAAGACATTCTTTAAGTGGTTGTGGGCCAGGTGCTTTACCGCCAGATGTAACTAATCTCGCACCTTTAGGTCTAATGTCACTGAAATCAAATTGGATGTGTGAACCACCAAAGAAGTATGATTTAACCAACACTTTAACAGCGTCAGCCCATCCTTCAATTGAGTCAGCCACTAACCATCTTCTACCTCTTTCTTTGTTTGGTTTTCTGATTTCAGGTAATGCATCTACGTGATGTTTTTGTACTGAGTATCCAACTCCTGTTCCACCCAAAAGTAAGAACATGATTTCTGAGAACACTCTCCAATCATCGATTGGTGCAAAGGCACAGTTGTAAATTCTATTTGGTGAAATTTCAATAGGTTTTCCTGCAAACTGCATCGACCTCATTGATGGTAGTACTTGTTTTCTGAAAACATACATGTAGTTTTCGCGAATCTCTTTTTCTAGTTTAGGGTACTGCTTGATATGCATCTCCATGTTTCTAGTAACAAGTTCCTGCCATGTTTCTCTTCTTTTTAGTTCTGGGATATACTTGGCGTACTTCATGTACACGGTAATGTCCGATAAAATTCTGTTTGAAATGTCCATTTGTTTAAATTTAAGTAATTGTTTTTTTTATCAAAAAATCAACGATTTTTATGATAAATATGCGGTTGTCTACTTAACGACCACAATTTTTTATAAAAAAAAATAAGTTTTTTTTGAAAAAAGTAGATATTTAATTAGGTGTTATTTTGAGCTTTTGTTGAGGCTTCTTTTGCCTTTCTTTTCTCCATAAGTTCTTTAACCCTATCTCTCTTCCTTTCTTCTTGTTGTTCCTCGAAACCTAAGAATGTCACCGAGCTTTCAGTGTCGATTTCAAGTAATTCGTTGTTGAATTTGCAGTTTTCAAATACGACCCCGTCTTTACCAAGACGTGATTTAGTAATGGCTATTGTCGCAAGATTCATTTCTTTTTGTTGGAGTGTTTTTGCTACCGTGATAATAACGTGTCCTACTTGTGCCTTTTTGATTGAACCTCCCATTTGGTCTGTAGTTACAACTTCTGAAGATATAGAACTTCTATTTCCTTGAGTTGCGGTCCATCCTACCAAATTTAGTTCGTGACACATTGCTTCAAAACCTCTCATTACTGAACCCTCAGCCTTCCACTCATCCTTTGCAGATGTCTCAGGTAATACACAATCGATGTAATCTAACATAATCATGTCAATTTTTGTTCCGTCAGCAATGATTTTTCTAACTTGACTCTTTAATTGATTCATAGTCATAGTATCAGATGCCAACTTCTTCAAAATTAACTTGTTTTTCATAGTTTCTTGGATGTCAGTTATTTTACCCATAACCTCATCTCTATGATTAGCTAATTCATCAGGTGCAATGCCCGTCCAAATGGTGAAGTGTTTTCTTTGGACAATCTTTGGGTTGTCTTCAAAAAATACTTGGAGAACATTGTATCCCATATTAAATGCGGTGTTTGCTATCTTGGTTAATATAGTTGTTTTACCAACCCCTGTTGGAGCTAAAATAACACCTATCTCTCCTTTTGCTAACCCACCTTTTAATAATCTGTCAATACCTGGTATTCCCATTGGAATTGGGTGTCTATAATCCTCGTCCAATACGGTTTCCAATTCTGAAAAGATATCTGTTTGTCCTTTTTCAATTTCACCTACTTGTAAAGCCTCTCTCACTAATCCTTCAAC